AAATAACGTTTTCAAGTGTAAATCCGTTGTTATTAAATCTATCACAGTCAAATACGATACCTGAAGCATCTGCTTGGCCTGCGTTTGAACCTGTCATAACGTTCATGTTTGTGCTATTCAAGCCGTAGAAATTAGGGAAGAACTTCGTGAAACTTTGAATGGTTGGCTCAGATTGTAAATCTTCATTCGGCTTAGCCAATTCAACCTTACGCTGGAATTGAACGCCCCAATATAAGGAAGGTTTGGCGCGAGCGCTTACGCTACCAGAACCAATAAGTAAATGTTCTCTGAATGGAACTGGGGGCTCAACTGTTGACTTGAGTAGCTCAGTTGCGTCTGTTGTGAGGCCAGCATCTGGAATTGCTGTAAGCGGGTTACTTCCTGACGTTATCAGGTGATCAAGCCCTCTAAATCCAACCGGAAGCGCTGTGCCGTCGATATCACCTGATTCTACATCTGCGTTAATCTCAACGCGGATTAAATTAGACATATTGGAATATTTGCCTTGGACAACAATCTTTTGGAATCCTGTCTGCTGCTCGAAATCGTAAAAAATATTTCTATCACCGATTATTCGGCCGATATATCTGTCAGCGCCTGGATCCAGGGAAAGCCCTCTATACTGCTCCAAAGGAATCTGCTTGCTAGACTCATCTTGATCGAAGAAGTCTCTGACGACAAGATCGAAAGTACCGTAGTCATTATTAGGATCAGTAGACTTTCTAATGTTCTCGATGGAAACTTTAAATTTAGTGTTAGATCCAACAGGATCAGATGCTTTAGACTTAGTAACACCATCGCTTAATGCGTGAACTCTAAACAGATCTTTCGCAGTTCCACCAAACTTTTGGGAAATCACGAAAGGCGATCTTGCGTGATCAAACCTGGTCTGGAATCCTTCATAGTTTGGAACATCACCGTCAAGTGTGTTTCTGTCAAGGGAGCTGGTTGTTAAGAAGACGACATCTGAGCCGCCTCCGTAGGTCGTAGAACATGTCTTGTTGATCATTTCTGCAGAATCGCTTGGTGTCAAACCAGATCCTGTGACAACTGCAAACCCAGAATAAACATCATAATGAGTGTATAAGTAGTGTCCACGCTCTTCCATTTTAGAAGGATCTGTGTTAAAAGCTGTTGCAAAATAGCTTTTTGCTTCTGCAGGGTCAAGAGAAGCAGTAATGATGTTTTCCGTAGTGTCTTTCAAACCCTTAATCAGCATCGTAAACTTCGGAGAACCGTTTTCAAAGTTCACTGTTCCTGTAACAAATCCAACGCTTGATGCTGTAGTGTCTGTATCTGAAGGTATGTTGTCTGCGACACCGTTTGAGCAAGAAAGTGTGAGAGAAGTTCCTGACGGTGTAAAAAGAACACCTCTAAGTATTGGGCGTGCTTTGTCCTCACCTAGGTTTTGTATTCCTGCGTCAGAGAAAATGGTTGATCCATTTGACTGTGACATATAAGCGCCAAGAAAGTAAACTCTTCCCGGTTCACCATTCTCATTTGCGAATGAATTGGCACCCAAGAAACCTGAATCTTGTGGTAACTCGTTTCCTACTACGAACCCGCCATTAGTGACGATATCATCGCTAGTTCTTTGCTTTCCGTTGCCTGCGCCAAGAACTCTAACGTAAGTCAGGGCATTAGCATTTCTAAGCCACTGTTGAGCTGCAACTGGTCCGAACATGGACTTGTCTGCAACCTTATCAATAACACCAAAGATTTTTTCAAAATCTGCAAAATTAGAAATAGTAACTGGGACGAATGCAGGTCCTTGATGCGCAGTTCCGATTACGCCTGCGGGAATACCATCGATTCCTAAAGGCGTAACTTGGGAACGATCAATTTCATTTGCGCGGACGCCTGGGATGTTTTCAGCCATTCTCAAAACTCCAATATCATATCATAAATATCTATACTTCGAAACTCACACCAGCATTTGTGATAATAAAGTCGAGTGAGATAAATTCAATAGCACGTGTAGGAACAAGAATGATCCTACCGTTTAATCTGTTCGACTCAATATCAGCCTGAGAATTGTTAGTGTCGTCCATTATCACTCTAAATTTCTCAATACCGCTTTGGGCTTGCACCGCAGCGAGCAAAGGAGATACTTGAGCAACGAATTTCTTTCTCAATGCCGGAGTATTTTGTTCAAAGACAAAGTTGTTTGCAACAGCGACAACTTGACGCTTAACTTCGAGGAGCATTCTTCTAACGTTCACTCTATCAAGCGCAGATTTTGCCTGCTGTAAGGTTTTCTGCCCGAAGATCACGTAACCTGGTGTGCCACCTGGTCCGATTCTTGGGAAAGTTGCAATGGGATTGATTCTTGCATCGTACAATGTATCTTTATCAGCGGCATTCAACTTAGCCTTAGCTGACTGTACGTTTGAAAGTGATCCTCGATCAAACCCTGCAGGGGCGAACCAAGGATAGCGCGCCTTGTCTGTGAAGGCTAGTGCTCCGATTGCCGCAACAGAAGAAGGAACTTCAACGATTTTGTTGTTGGTTTCATCATCAATTGAAACATCTGGGAAGTAGGAAGCTGCAGAGCTATTGTCTACTCCTCTTGCCTCAAACTTAGCAACTGTTGCCTGTACTTCTGGGCGATTAGTTGAATCATCGTAAAGTCTATTGCTATTCTTGTCATAAGCTGGAATATCCATGAGGTATAGAGACATGCCGTAATCGGTATTCTTGTCGAGGACAAAGTCCGTAACGAAAGGCTCTCTAATACCTGGGATGGAAAGTATGTTAATGTTTGTTGTAAACGGATCAAGTATCGATAACGCTGCAGCTCTGTAAGAGTTAACACCGTTATTGTCTAAGCCTGTTCCTGCAACGTTTGAAGATAAACCAGGAGAAGTGAAAGCTGTAGCAGCTCCACCGCCTGAATCGATTGATACTGACTTATCATTCATTCTTACTGCGTTCTTATCTAAGATATTAAGACCATCAAAACCGCCGTGAAGAACTGTCGTAAACTTCATGTAATCTGTAAACTTGTTGAAAGTCACGGAAGAAGTCTGCGCTGCAAGAGTACCAAAAGTAATTCTATTTGCTTTGGTTCCATCAGTTGCAACATAAGATGTGTTATCAAGCTTAGCATCTCTCAAGTATACTGCTTCTCTCATGTATGGGCCAACTGCACCTGTAATCTCAGTATCGCTGTAGAAACCAGTTGCTGTTCCGCCTGCTTGAGCTGAGAGTGCAACTCGAGCAAGTGTAAACTTATTGTTATTGAGATCGTTGGCGCCAGATCCTGTTACCAGGTTATCCATCTTGGAAATGCCGGAAAACTTGAGCATGTCCTTGAGGCCATGATTGATCCCACCGTTTAAGTTCGATTTCAATATTGCGTTGGCAGTAGCGCCTTTTGAGTTTGGATTAATCGTGGTGTCTGGAGCAAGAAGAGTTGTCTTAACGCCCCAGTAAATTCTTGGATCTTCATCCTCAAGGGCGCCAGGCTCACCTGCGTAAGCAGCTGATGTTGCCACTGCGCCTTTGGTTACCTTAAAAACGTAAGGCACAGGAGGAACGATAGAGCCAGAAATTTGAGCGGTTGCGCCGCCAACGAGGCCTAAGCAGTAAAGCCTAGGATCTTGAGTTGTTGGAGGAACATCAGTTAAACTATCATTTGTTTTAAGAACTGGCAAACCTTTAAAACCGAAAGGAAATGCTTGCTTAGGAACGTCTCCGTTCTGGAGCTGTGCGCTAAGAACAACTCTAATTAAGTTTGACTTATTCGAGTAAGATCCTAGCGATACCAGTTTTCTTTCTGATTCATCTGTGGCATCGAAATTGTATTTTAATCTTCGATCACCGATCATTGCGCCAATGAACGACTCAGCGTCTGGATTTAAGGTGCAGTTTGGAAACTGTTCAATTATCTCAGGAGATGCGTCAGAGTCATCGTAAGCACGAACGTAAACTGTGAACGTACCGTATGGATTGAGTGGATCGGTCGACCCTTTGATATTTGCTATTGATATCTTGTATTGGTCGTTTGAGAATGCACCATCATCAAGAGATTCAAAATGAAACAAATCAAACTCTTTTTCCCCAAAAGGCTGAGAGATAATTTCAGTGGTCTTTGGAGTTGCGTATCTCGTGTCAAACCTACCATAAGATGACAAGAAAGCGTCGCCTGCTGGATTATTAGTCGACGTATTACTAGATCCTGAAAGCATTGCGACAGCGTCGCCAGATGTTGCAACTGCTGCGAGAGATGCTTCAACATCGTATGCAGCGTAGAGCAAGTGACCTTCTTCTTCAAACTTATCTGGATTTGTGTTTAGAATGCTTCTAATGTAATTTTTGTCTCTTGGATCCAGAGAGGCTGTAAGTATGCGGACACCTGATTGTGCATCCACAGTTCCAAAAGAATCATTTGAAGAAGAAACGTAAATCTTAAACTTGCCGTCCATTATGCCGGAAGTGCTTAATGCAGCAACGTTACTAATTGCAGATATGTCTGTTCCGTCTTCTGCACCATCTAAAACACCGACTGCAGTTTCATTGGTTGTGAATATGACGCCTCTAATGAGGTTTACGAATCCTCCTGCGCCTCCACCTGGGAACGAATCATTGTCTGTAAATATTCTTGGGGACTGTGACTCAGCTGCTGGAACAGAGTGACGAGCTGCGATCATTTGGACCGCGCCTTTTACCTGTCTACCGTCAGAAGTAACAGGTGCTACTTTAAAACCTGCGTTCTTTACAGAACCTTGATCTTCAGTTGTTGAAATATCAGAGCTTGTGGAGTTTGCTCCTCCACCTAAAACTCTTACATATGTTGCGGCGCTAGCATGATCCAAAAATGCTTTAACAGCATAAGGGCCAAACTTCTTAGAATCGAGACTTCCAAACTTAGTTTGAAAATCTGCCATGCTGCCCACAGTAACTGGAACAAAAGCAGGTCCTCTCTCTGCAGTTCCAATAATACCCGCCGGAGTTCCAAGAGGATCTTGAACTCTCTGTGTGAGATCTACCTCTTGCTGGAATACGCCCGGAGATCTAAAAGTCTTTTCTGCCATGTGATTAATCTCCTACAGTGGTCACTATAGTAACGTAATAATTATGAGGAGAAAAGCCAAAAGTCTTTATATATCATCAATCTTATTAATTATACGCGCGCTGACAACTGTTTCGCCCTGACGTTGGTTTCTTGTCAAAACTTTGAGAAACTCATTTTCGTTCTCCCCAGAAAAGGGATTTCGTATCTTGTTGACAGCTTTTAAGTACTGTAGGCGCCGGTCTTCTATTTCATTACCTGCAGTGTTGATTTGATCAACGTCATTTAAAATAAATTTATCAAGATTTCCTGTTGGGTCAGGGAGTTGGCTAGGGTGCTCGACTATAGGAGCATTTGCTGTAAAAATCTCAAAAGAAACATCAGGAGCAGAAATATAACTTCTAATAGGATTCATTTGTCCTGGATTTTGAGTTCCAACTATATACGCTGGTACTGTCATGTTAAAAGTATAGCGTACTAATCTTTCATCCTGCGAAAAATTATCAAAGTTGTCTGCGTTAGTCACAGTGTTTGCAGCGTAAGCGACAAACCAATACCCTTTTTCAGTTTCGATCTTAAATTGATTTCTGTTGCCTGTGTATGAACTAACGAACTTTTCTATAAGTTGGTTCATATGTGACATGTATTGCGTCCAGAATGTAACCTCGTAATTCACAGTTATAAAATGCGGGAAAGGTATGGTAAGCACTTCAAATATATTGTCACCTAAATCGGGAGCGAGAAGTTTTCCTGCTTGTACGTTTACAGTTTCTTGAGTTCTTGGTCTTCTAGAATTTACTGTGCCTGGAGTAGCAGACCTTGGATTTGTCGTGTCTAAGTCATGAGAAGAATCAGCGACGCTATCTTGATTTTTTAGACTTGGTTTATTAACTAAGTTTTGATATCTTGGATCTTTTTTACTAAGCCTTTTTTTAATTACAAGGTCACCGACATCTGCAAGGCGCTCTGTTGCAGGAGACTGGTCGATGGCCGATCTTCTTATTGCGACAACAGGTAGGATAAGTGCACCAGCTGCGTCTCTCAAGGGTTTTCTTCTTTTAACAATCGCAAACCTTTCACCTGTGGCAAAAACAACAGGCACAGTCAGTGTTTTACTCCTGTTTTCAATATTGAAGTTAAGCTGCTGGTCGAATAAGTCAAAAAAAGCTTTGTCTATATCTTCAAGCCCACAAGACGGGAGATGAAAATCTTCAGGAATGTTATTGCCGTCTAGACCTGACGGGATAAAATCATTTGTGCCCTTCGGCTTTTTTAAATTATCTCTGGTTGACATAAGCTTTACTCATCATCGTAAAAAGAAGATCCTGCGCTGCCGTCGCGACCTTTTGGCGAAACTTCTTGTGGTCCTGAAAGTGGTGCATCGAGAACATCATTTTTTTGTAGCTCTCTAACATCTCCTGTTTTGCCTTCAGAATTACTATCAAAGCCTCGCTGTTGGACAAAAGATTCTTGAACGGCATCGTCATCAGAGTATTTTTCATCAGTGGGGCCGATAACGTGCGTGAGAAACTGTTCTTTTCTTGCCTGTTTACCAATTAGTCTGTAACCATCACCGTATTCTATTTGACCAAAAAGTTCTTTTATCTTGGTTGCTGAAATTATTTCAAAGAACACGTCGCCATAAGAGAAAAAGTCACCGACATCGATTTCAATGCCTTTGTCAAGCAGATCGCGATATTGAATGTACGCTTCGAGGTTTTGTGTTTCGTCAACTCCGAATTGACCGATTTTATATGTGGGTTCTTTGTAGTCTACAAAGCAATTTATTTCAACTGGGTTTTCAAAAATCTTTTCGGGTGCCTCATCGTAAAGAGTATTGATTTTTGTCTTAGTTAGAGAAATTGAATAGTAGTAGATCTTTTGACCTACAACGTCTTTTATGAGCTCCTTGGTAAGATCATTAACCAAACCAATTTCTCTAGGCGTAATAAACAGTCTACCCAATTTCTATCCTACCCCATTGTAATTGCGCGCCCATTTGGAACAGGCACAGTTTTAAGTTGACGCTGTATGTTTTCGGCTTTGGTCGCATTCATTTCAATTATCTTGTCATATGTAAGCGACTCTAGCATAGATCTTAATTTAGTATTCAATTCTTTTTTGTCTTCGCGACCTTGAGTGACTAGGCTGCTACCGTCCAACTGAACTGTGTTGTTTGGTATGGGCATCGTAGAGAATTTTGATCTAACGTGCCCAAGAAGCTCGGTCGCGAGTGCGAGCGTATACTGTCTTACCCATTGCCTACCAATGCTATTTACTCTTGAGTACTGCAAATCCCCAAAAGGAATATTGGAAAGGTTTGAAACACCTTCAATTGTCGCATCTTCAAAAGCAGGATTAAGAGGATCTGGAGCAAAGGTGACACGAACATACAAGTCTCTGTTAGTTTGATCTCCTGTCGGCATAGGATATATTCGAAGCTTTGTCCCTATTATCTTATAGTAATAATTAGATCTTCTCACTCTATGAGATACGTTCATCTGCCCTGCTCTTAATATATCTTCAAATACAGGAAGTACGTAAAAAATAGTCTCAGGTGTAAAAGACTCAAAAGAGAACTCATTATTGAGATAGTTTATAGCTGACGTTGTATCAAAAAACCTATACGCTGCCTGCGGGTTAAAGTGAAACACTTCTTGAATTTTCATTCTTGTGCTATTCACATTTAAAGACGAGGAAAACAATAAGTTACCAGATGAATCTTTTAACTCATCGTATAAATCATAATCTTGACGGCCGGCTTCGAGAGCGATCGATCCTGAGATTGAGTTGTAGCTACCTCCGACAGATGCTTCGAACGCATAAGGCTCTGCTTGTCTAACTAAAAACTCAAGAGTATCTCTAGGGTACTTCTGTTCCGACCCTGTTAAGGATCCAGTGGGTGTACCTAAAAATGAAGATATCTGCGATCTCGCCTGGTACTCATTAACAATTTGCCCATACTGGAAAAATGACTCTTCAAAGCATGCCCAGACCTGTTTCTTTGTTAATTCAACAGATAGAATATCGTCGCCAAGCTTTCTCTTGACAAACGTGACCATGCTGTCACCATCTGTTTGGAAGTCTGTATCAGAATCAAAAGCTCCAAATGGAGTTGGGTTTAATGTGTTTGCAAATGTTGCCACAAGATTTCTCCGTTAATTCTAACAGTATTAAATATGGTGTCAAATAATTTAGGACAAAACAAGCACTTTTTTTAAGTACAAAAAAGGCTCTCGTTTTTGAGAGCCTTCTCTTTAGCGAATTATGATTTAATTCTATGAAACAATAATATACTCAGCAAAGGGGACTCCGACTCCAGCTGTTATGTTGTTTGCTTGATTATTAACCGTAATATGAATTACCTGCTCGGATGTAAAGTGTAGCTTTGCATTAGCTACAAAAGACAATGTCCCACCAGCTTCGGTTGATGCTTTAGTTGAAATAACTGTATTGATTGGGGCTGGTGATGCAGTTGATGAACCAAGATTTCCTGTTGAGATATCAGTGCCAGCAGCGGATGTGCCAACTGTGACACCTGAATTAGTCGCACCGCTAAGCGTCACTGCAGTTGTGAAAACAACACCAACATTAACTAACATTGCATTTGCAGGAACTGTACAAGAAAGAGCAACATTACCCGCTCCTGTCCTTAGTAAGGACTTAGCTTCACCTAAAGCAACCATTGTTAGTCCGCCGCCTGAGTTTGTGATTGACGTGGGATTTAAGTTCAAAGTTCCCGCAAACTCTGATGTGTTTTTTATAACTGCACCTGAACCTACTGATTTTTGGTCTATGCCTCTTACATCATCGATTACTACTTTTGCCATGATATTCTCCTTTTAATACTTCTTGTTATGAGACCACCATGTATCTTACGAATGCGACGGCTTTTCCGGCTGTAACGTTGTTTGCAGAGTTAGCAACTCTGAAGAAGATGACGTCCTCAGCTGCAACTCTTAGCGGAGCATTTGCGACAAAAGCTAGTGCTGCTGCTCCTTCTCCATTGGCTCCTGAGACAGAAATTGCTGAACCTAGGGCAGCAGCTGTGTTGGCAGAAATCATATTAGTTGCAGTACAGATAGCATTGTCTCCTGCAGAGAATCCGACTGTGACTGATAGGTTGGCGTTCGAGTTAATTACGACTGCCTCAGTAAACACAACACCTACGTCGAGGATAACAGCGCCTGCTGGAATTGTAACTTCCAAGTCTGTGTTTGTAGCACCTGTGCCTGTAATTGCCGATTCTGCACTATAAGCACATCCTGTGAGCCCCTGGCCTGTAACAGTAGCTGCGCCACCGATTGTTGTTGCGCCTGAAATATTTAGATCATTTTCGATCTTAGTTCCTGTGCCAGTGCGAGCAACCACGCCCTTATTATTGATGACTGTCTTGACCATTGAAGTCTCCTTTTGTTTACCAAATATTTGAACTTGAAAATTTACTCT